AAAATACTTCTTTAAGAACTATTAGGGATTGGTTAGGATATTATAAAGGTGGTCAGGTAAGACCTATGTACGATGGTGGTCTAGTCTGATCTTAGTAAAGGATGAGGAGTAAGAAGAATGAAGAAATCCCTATATATTAAAGTAGCGATCATCATAACACTTGTGGTCATTGCAGTGGTTGGAATTATCTTGATGACAAATAACATGAGATGCGTCCCTCCCTGTGTCTAGATGAAGGACGATTTAACCGCCCACGAAAAGGCTACGATGACATGGCGATGGACGGCTTTGATAATATATCTGCTGATATGTTTTTATGATTTTATGTTTGTACCTATATGGTACGGCCTTAACAGACCAGATATAAGTCTGTTCATGGAGATAATAAATAGTACTGAAGAACCAATGGTTCAGATGGAACTGATGAAAAAGTTGACAGGACAACACAATCCTTTCACTCTTATGGGTGGAGGACTATTCCATCTAGCCTTTGGAGCTATCCTAACGGGATCCGCCTTTGCTTCTAAGAAGTAATTAGTCTGATCTTAGTAAAGGAGGTAGTGTCTTTAAGTCAGCTTCTAGCTTTTCTACTTTATTTAAGGTATACACTAAAAACTTATGAATTACATCTCTATTCTCATAATCAGGGTATGACTTATCAATTATATTTAGCCAGTCGTTAGGATGTAGGAACGACTTTTGAAGTTCTAAATGACCATCTACATTTAAAACAATTCCAAACTTAACTAAGGTAGCTTCTGATCGTAGGCTACCTTTTTTTATTTTAGTTTTCTTCACCCACCATCATCCTCAAGCCTGTTCAATTCAGGTACATTAAGTAGACTCTGTGCATTTTGAACTTGACTACCATATTCTTCTAACTCTTTAATTCTTACATTTAAATACTCCAACACATTCTTACGTTGGACACGGTGATAACTACCTAAATTCTCATTCAGATATTCTAGCTCCATCTCCAGTCCTTCTCGATGTTTTTGTATCTCTGCTCTATCAACCATTCTTCTCTCCTATTAGTTCCTTGATTCTAATGTATGCCTTCTGAAGCTGTTGCTGCAAAAGGTATACATTCTCTCTTAGAATATCAACCTCGTTATCACTCTTCTCTGGCTGCATCTTTTTGCATTGAATCTATTTGAGTGTAAGGCTTGTCACCAATCAAATCTTGAACAGCTTGATTACCATATTTACCAAGTCGATAAAATACAACCTTTGGTAGACTAGCTCTCATAACACACTTGAGCGCACTATCAAGTGATCCAAAAGCATACACTCTACCACTTGAAGATACCCAATAGCCTTCTTCAGTGTACATACCACTCTCTAACTGACATGTCTTAGGCCACTCTACAACACCCATACTTGCTAGTGCTGGCCTCATAGCAATACTTCCTACCGCAAGCAGAGCTATACACGCTGTTAGAATTACATATTTCTTCATAATAATATTCTCCTTAATTAATTATATCTACTATTTCACATACATCGCCTGTACAATTTAATGTTTGACTACCTAAGGTTGTATCTCCTTTTTCATAGTCAGCTAAATTTTCCCAGTTAATTTCTTTAGGCATTTCATTTAATAATTTAATGTACTCTTCTTCAGTTATATCCTGATAGGGAGCTTGCTTATAACTGTGCTCAGTCAGAGGCAAGAAACTTATACCAGACATAACATCAAAGTTATCATAAACAAAGTTAGCAACTCTTAACCACTCATGTTCCTTAACACTTACTGTTATAGAAGGCTTATGTTCGCACCAATATTCTGCGTATATCTTCCATAATTCTAAATGCTCTATGGCTGTCATAGTATGGCGTGTAATAGCACTCTTTGGAGAGTGCATAGGGAATGAGAATACAGCCATAGAATTAGGTTTATCTATTGAGTCTTCACAAGGAAAGCCAGATTCAACCATGAACTGTGTTAGTGGATCTTTCTTATCAGCCCGTACTGTTCTAATATAATATTCATTATGTCTTGGATGAATACCACTCGCTGCATTAACAAGCTGACTCACTGTACCTGAAGGCTTCACACAAGTAATTGCTGTTGAAGCTTCAATATCTAGCTTATCTGCCCAATGTCGATTAACTGCAACTGCATGGAGTCTAAGATTAGACAACAGAGCAGGAAGACTTTCCTTTGTTGTATTAGACAGTAAAGCATTATCAAGTATACCAGTTAAGGATACACCAAGCAACCTTTCTTCTTCTGTATTCTTTGTCCACTGTCTTCCAATACCTTTGAAGTTAGTAAAGGTAGACTGTATAGTACCAAGGATCGTTGCCATCTCTACCTTTTCTTGTAGAGTTTCAGGAGTATCAGTAGCTCTTACAACAACTTCTGATAGATTACAGAACTGTTTAGGTCTAAGAATAATTTCACAACAAGGATTAGTACCATAGTCGATAGAGGGGTCACGCCTTTCATACTTAGCAGCTTGTGCTTGTGCTGCCTTACGATTAAAGATACCTCTTTCTCCTGACTTACTTTCATAAAGAGCAGTCCACTCTCTCATAAAGGTTCCTATATCAGGAAGATGTTCAGTATAACATACACTATTGTTTGATAGTGCTCTCTGAGGCTCCAAGTCCCACCAGTTACCGCTTTTGCAGTGACGCATACGATCATCACTAAGATTGCTTAATGAGATAAGGGCAGACCTGCGAACACCACCTACTACAACTACATCTGCAATCTTGCACATCAGATCGTGACATTCAAGACTATTCAGTTTTCTACCTAGCGACTTCTTAAAGGTATCAACTGTAAACCTAAACAATTCATCCAATGGTTCAGGTCCACTCGAACGACCACCAAAAGTTTTTAGTCTAGCTCCTGCTGGACGTAGTCTAGATAGATCCCACTTAGGAACCCTACCTGCATAAAGGATGTTGATAAGTTCTTTGTATCCTCTGTGCCATCCTTCCTTACTATCCTGTACAATGATAGTTGTTTCACTATCCTCAAACTCTTCAGGAACTTTAGGAAGATCATTAATATATTGACGTTCTACAGAGAAGCCTACTCCTGTACCATGCATAAGGATATATAGACATTCATCAAATGACCTTGGACTATCAACAGGAAGATAAGAACAGTTATAAGCAGCAATATGGTTCTTCTCTAGTGCAGGTCCAGCAGTCATCAGTGCTCTCATGGAAGGCATGACATCCATATTAAGTATGGAATTAGTAAGCCTCTTATTAATATCTTCTGATATTACAACATTATAATTGTCTTTAATATATTTTGTGTAGAAAGAGATTAAACGATTAACAGTCTCATCCCATGTTTCTCTTCGTTGTGTTTCTTCTTGCCATCTAGAATACCTAGATTGATGAATGAAATGTTGGTAGTCAGTTAATATCATTCACCAGTACCTCTTTCATCTTCATTCTTCATTAAATTAAGTTCTGTTTGTTTTTTATTTTCATCTTCATTCATTTTAACTTCTTGCATTATCTTGGATATTAAAGGATTGGCTTCCTTAAAAGGTCTCTCTGAAATATAATTTAGTATCTCATTTACAAGATCTGCTGTCAAGAATATCTTCATTTATATCTCCTCTTGTTTAATTTCTTTTCTTTGTGCTGTTATATTAGCCGATAGAGAGCGTCTTTCTCCTTCTCCTGAGAAAGGGAATACCATATGTTGTAACCAAGAAGGAAAAATATACATTTCTCCTACTCTTGGTTTGATAAGAGTAGAAGAAGGTGGCTTTAATCTTTCATAATCTAATTGACTATCTATACCATAATTAAAAACAAGATGTCCATCCTGAACTCCCGATGAATCAAATAGATTAGAAGTTACATCTGTATCTGAAATTTGTTTAGGTATTTTTAAATATAGGATACATGACAACCCCATAATAGAAGGAACACCATGATCATGTAGAGGATTATAGTCTCCTTCATACGCATGAACAGACCACATTTCATATACCTGTATCTGTCTGTCACTTAAAGCTGTTTGATTATGACGTTGAAAGAAAGCTTCTATATATTGTTTGGCACACATACAAAGTACAGAAGAAAGTTCTTTTATATCTTCATGTGTATGATCAACAGTTAATTGTTCCCCATTTTTAATTTGTCCTACAAGAGTACCAGCCTGTGACTTTCTTTTATCTTCTTTCAGTAAATTATCAAGGTACTTATTAATATCTTCCACCATATCTGAAGGAACCTGCGTCTTCATAAACCATACGGCAGGAAGAGGGACTATTGCGCCTTTCATTGTTCTTTCCAAAACCACTACACCAAATCCTGTAGATTAGGCTCTTCGTATAACTCTGATTTTAAGATCTTTCCATCCTTTCTATATATAGGATCACCGTTCTTATCTAACTTTGACATATTAGATTGATGGACTTTATTAAAAGCTACATCAAAGTCCCATCCATATGTATCAGCAAAACCAATACAAACATAAACTAGATCACACAATTCTTTTAAAATATCTTCCTTATTTTTATTTTCATTGATAGCCAATGTAAGTTCTTCATATTCTTCTCTTATTAATCGTATTCTTAAACTTTTCTTATGATCAAAACCAACTAATAAGTATGGCTCATCTATTGGATGTCGAAAAGAAGTATGAAATTTTCGTAACTTATTCTGCAAAGTTTCATATCTCATTTTTTACCTTCTTCAGTACTGGTTTTAATATCCCATTGATTTTCTAATTCTTTTATTAATCTTTTGAAATACCATCTAGCTTTGTACAAGTCATTCAAGGGTTCATTTTTATAGTTATATCTAGATAAGTATTTGATTATGTTACCTTTTAGATAACCCTCAAGTTCTTTAGGTGTTATAGAACCTTTAATTAAATCTATAGTTTCTATTGATCCTTGATTATAATGTGATGGTTTTTGTATCTTGTCAAACTCTTCCATATTATTATCGTGGGGTAAAAGGAACTACATTGTCTCCTATATATTGAATAGGAGAAGAGTTATTTTGTTTGTTAACAGCTAATGCATACCTTCCCAATGAACGAATTGAGTCTAGTTTACTTTCATCTTGCAGCATAGATAAAACTCCATAAGCTATTTCTTTAATTAAAGTTTCTTGTTTTGTATCATCTGAAATATCAAATACTCTAACAGTGAATTCATTTTCTTTATCACCTTCTTCAATTGATATTATAACTTTATCTTTTTTAGGGTTGCCTATCTTCTCCTTATAATTAGGAATACCAAGCAAAGTTTCTAGAATATCAGAATGAACAATATATTCAGTGTCATCAGTCATACTTTTTTATTATCCTTTCAACTTGTTGTTTGATGAAGTGTTTTGTTTTAGGACAGTGTTCTTCAAGCTCTCCTATCGCATTCATCATAAGCTCTGGAGATATCACAAGTATACTTTGTGTCTTTAAGATGTCTTCAATTTTTGTTAAATCTTCCTTTACCTTAATACAGTTTTCTTCATATGTTAAATCTGACCAATGAGTTGTTAAGGATTTTTTTATTCTTAAATTTAAGATATTACTTTTAATAACTTCGTCTCTCTCAGAGATAGGATATAGATACCATACATTCGGATTCATTACCAAGTCTTTTTCATGAATACGAATTTGTAAAACTATTGGCATGTCTCTACCCTTATAGGTCTATAGAATTTTCCACCTACAAAATTGTTATAGAAAGCTGGTTCGTCTGTTCCTTCGATAACCTTAGTAAGAACACCTAGTTTCATTTGGTAAAAACACTCATAGTATTTTAGACTTCTCTTATTCTCATACTCTCCAATAATATTAAACGTGAAATGTTTCTTACCAACTTTCTCTATATCTTCATTCAAGTATGTTGATGAGCCTGTATATGTTTGCCATCCAGAGGAACGCTTACGTTTCTTACGTCCAATAAAATACTGCTTACATCCTATGTATGCCTTCTTGGTTTTCTTGTTAGTTATAATATATACGAAACCAAATTTATTATCAACATCAGGAACAAAAACTTTTCGTTTATATTTCCAATGCATTATTTCAATTCTTCAAACTCTTCGTGAACTTCAGTTAAACGTCCTGTTGATAAGCTATATATTACTTTACAAGCTGGCCCTGTCAATCCAGAGAACCTATTCTTGATAACTCGTACTGTTGTTGTATGTCTCTCTATCTCATCTTCATGTTGACCATTTCTTTCCAGTCCAACAACGATGTCTGATAGCTGTCCTATACTGGCTGATCCTCTTAGCTGAGAGAGAGACGTTACAGCACCCTCTTCATGACCAGTAGACATAGGCCTACGAAGGTGAGATACGATAAGCAAGGCAATATCAAGCTCCTGTACAACAGTACGCATCTTGGTCATGATTTCGTCCAAGGCTCGTCTTTCGTCTGTATTATTCTGATCAGAAACTATAATGCTTATATGATCGAGTACCACATACTTACAATTAAGAGCTTTAGCAAAGTACCTTATCCTGTTTAGGATTGAATCAATAGAGTTGGAACCAAAGTGATCGTAGAAGAAGAGTCTTCCTGTTCCTAACGTATTGTCAAAATACTTCTTTAGATCTTCATCATTAACAGAACCAAATTCTGAGGGTAGGTGTAAACATTTGTTAGCTTCGAGACTCATAAAGGCAAGCCCACTTCTCTTTACGGACTCTTCCATGAACATCATACCAACATTGTCTTCAGTGTTCTTAAAGATATGATAGATCAACTCTCTAATAAACTGTGACTTGCCTAGACCAGAACCTGCTGTGACAGTAACAAGTTCTCCCATTCGTATACCATAAGTTAGTTCCTGTAGACCCTGGAAAGGATAGTTGATAGCAGCCTCTGTAGCTCCTTCAACAATAGTATCCCACATATCTTGACCAGATACAATACCTTCAGGAGTATAGCTTTTAGCATCCCACCAGTCTTGTACAAAGTCTTTGTTCTTGTTCTTTGTAAGATAGTCATTAGCATCTTTGTATTTAAGGTTCATCACCTTTGCTTTAGGTGACAACATCTCCGCTACTCTAATAGCTGCTTTCTTTCCAGCATCGTCATTATCAAAACAAATAACTACTGTATCAAATGATGTTAGAAAATCATAGTTATCTGATACATCTTTAAGTGCTGATGCTGCACCATTACGAATAGAAACTACAGGCCACTTACTACCTAGTAGTTGATAGGCACTCATAGCATCTACTTCACCTTCACATAAGGTTACATACTTGCCACCCTCTGGAAAGATGTTCTGTCCAAACAACATAGCACCTTTAATATCGCCTTCAGAAAAGAACGTCTTGTTCTCAATGTTCCTTACCTTGTTGGCTACGTGTTCGCCTTCTTTGTTGTAGTAGGGATAAAAGTGTTTAGTACCATTAAGCATGGTTCCGTATCGCCTACATGTATCTTCTTGAATTTTCCTATCTGGAATAGGTCCAATATTTCCTATACTCACTTTCGTATTAGAGATAGCAGGTTCCATATAGTATTCCTTATTGTTTGATGAAATATAATAATTGCAATCGGGAGTAAAGCATTTTTTGTGACCGTCTTTATATACACCTACATTATCTTTACTACCACATTTAGGACAAGACTCATGTTTGAGAAACGACATCTGTTTCTTTTACCTCATTAGTTATCTCAACAACTTGCGGTTCTCTATCTATATTTGTAAAGTATCTCCTTCCATCTCCATATTTAAATACTCTCATATCAGGGAAGCATGTCCACTTATAAGGACAGTATCCACAATCTCTATTGAGTTTCATATTGCCTGACTTACCATCTGCTACAGGTACATAGCACAAATCAGGCATGGTATCACTACTAATAATCTTCTTCAGGTCATTTATACGTTGACCAGCATTGATAAGAGATAACTCATCTATCTCTACTAGACACATCTCTCCAGTGACTTTATTAAGTCCTAGAAGATACCCTATATCCTTACCTTCTCCTTCAACGTATCCACTTATTTGTCCAATGTATCCAAAGGGATCATCATATTCAATACTCCTCGATGTAAATTTACGAAAAGCAAAATCACTGGCAGACTTTATATCAACAACTTCATCATCAATGGTGCAGTCTATATGACCAACTATACCATTAACTTTTGTTTTCTTCTGTAAGTTATCTACTTTGTGTCCTGCTTCTTTAGCTAAGAAGATTACAAGTTCCTCGATGATGGAACCATAGAGAAACTTTATTAACGTAGCCCCTGAGTAACTCTTTTTAATCTTTGGACCACGAATTTCCATCCAGATTTTACGGTCTGGCTTACCGATTGAAGACATTCGCAAAGTTTTTTCACCACTATCTCCTCTCTTTTCTTCCATCTGTTTGATGACAGCATCACGAATACCCTCCAAGAGGGCATCCAAGTTATCCTTGGATACCTTCTTGTTGGATGTAATACGATCATAGATATCTGGAATTAATTTTATAATGTGCATAGTTGCCCTCACCCTCGCCTACTATGCGTCTTGATCATACGAGAACATAGTCTCTCATCACAAGCCCTGATACTCATGCTACTAAGCTAACTCATCATCATCATCAAAGTCTGTGTCTTGCCTAAATTCTATTAGGTTAACAACTTGAACTTTATTAAGATACAAGGATGTTCCGTTCTGGTCAACAAATCCATGAGTCTTATTAAAGGCTACTTTCGCTTTGACTTCACTACCATTACCGATAAGAGTTTCCTGATCTACAGGTCTTTTATCAGAGTCAATGATAGGTACAATATACTTTGATCGTGCCGTAACATACTCTCCACGATCATCTTCCTTATTCTTTAGATTAACACCATGAGAAGAAAGTAGATCTTTACTCTTCTCAGAAAGTTCACCAATGTCCATTTGATACTTTTCAGAATACTCATCCTTACGGTTGAGCTTAGTCCAAAAAGCTTTACCTGATATAACGGCAGTCTCTCTTGCTGTGCTAGTCATAATAATTATCTCCTTAATACTATTTCATGATATATTATATTATACTTACGCTTTGTTGTCAATAGAAATATTTATTATCCTCCTTTCAAACAGTTAACTTTACTTTCTTAATAGACTCTACAGGAATTGAATAGAATTGTTCTCCTTCTCTAACATATCTATTAGGGACTTCAACGACGACACCTTTTTCCTTGATAATATAATCAGGAATAATCCACATTTCTTTACAGTCTTTTCTAAATATATAAAATGTTAAATCACTTTCAATTGAATCTAGTAATTTCTTTTTACGATACGGTATCCTTACATCTTTCCAGGAGGTAGGCCATTCACCTTCCCAAGAAAGTTTAATTTCAACCTCACTAAATGTAACAATACCTCTACTAGATATACTTTTTACATCACACTTATACTCTTCTTTACTATCATGTACGATATGATTTTTACTACGCAAATACTTTTTAATTTTTCTCTTAGCTTTGCCATCAGTTTGATCATATAACTTTCTATCGAATGGTTTTGTTAGTGTGTTTGTGCCCATGTTACTCCAATTTTTGCATCTGCATTCAAAGGAACTTTCATACTGAAGTAAGGTGATACTCTTGCAATACAAGGATCAGCTAAACTAACAAGTTCGTCAGCATCATCTTTGTGTACTTCGTATTGTTGTTCATCATGAATTGTATTAACTAAATAAGCTCTTAACTTTCTATTTCTAATCTCTTCATCTAAAAAGATTGCCCATTGTTTACAACAGATAGCACCACCACCTTGAAGTAAAGTATTAAGAGCAGCATGAGGATGTCTAATCATCATTCGTCTACCGTCAATGCCTCTAATGTATCCTCTTGTTGCAAGTTTCTGTACATTCTTAACAAGACTATCAAGTTTAGGAATACTTGTCAAGAACTTTTCTCTTAACCTTTTTCCCTGCTCTGCTGAACCATTAATAATGGAGCCTATCTTCCTATCTCCTGCACCATAAATAAAAGCATATATAAAAGTCTTGGCTGCTGTTCTGGTAGGAAGTCCAGCTAACTTTTGATTATAAGTATGAGGATCACCTTCTACAACTTCATAGATATATGATTCATCATTCATATAATTAGCTAACATTCTTAGTTCGAGACCTTTAGCATCCATACCTACAAGAACATATTCATTATTAGAAACAGTCCAGCATGATCTACACTCTTCGCCGTAAGGTTTATTGTTAGCTATTATATTAGCCATGTTAGGTTCAGAATGCACCATACGTCCTGTTACCGCACCCATTGTGATAACACGGCCATGCACTCTATTATCTTTATCAACTACACTGATCCAGCTTTCGATAGTCTTGGCTCTGGTCTTTAACATCTTCCATTCTGCTAGTCTCTTAATCTCTTCTGGTGCTGAAGAGGATATTGTTTGTAGATTCTTCTCACTTATCTTAGGTGATCCTTTAGGAGTAAACTCTACAGGCTTCCAACCATATTGATTTAATCTCTCAATAATTTGCTTTGGTGATGCAAGATTAAATTTCTCAAACTCGATTGCACAAAAATCACCAACAATAAGATTGGTATCATACTTCTTTAATCCTACATTAGATCGTGTGCCATCTTTCTTGATCTTTATCTTAACCTCTTTAATGAACTTTACTCTCAAAGGAACTTTACTCAAGATATTATCTTCTATGTTCTTAGCTTCTGTTACTACTTCCATCATTAACTTATGTGCTTTTTCTACATCAAGATAGAAGCCATGTCGTTCTTGTTTGTTCAGAACATGTCTGATTTTATGTTCTAACCTGATAGATTTGTCAGAGAAATCTCTTCTCTCTATGTCCATCAGGTAATGATATAGCTTATAAGTAATTTCAACATCGTTAATGCAATACTTTAACATCTCACTATTAAACTCTGAGAAGTCTAAGTATTCTATCTTTTCTAAATCGAGTCTCTTACCCCAAGCAGCAAGAGAATGCTTACCTTCTCTATCAGGATTGAATAAAGAAGATAACAAAAAGGTGTCTACTATTTTTGATATAGGAATACAAGAGTTCCATAGCCTGTTCAGAACTGGTGCATCAAAGGATACGATATTGTGTCCTACAAGTATGTCATAATTCAAGATGAACTTATTGAAGATACTAGCTTTAGTAAAATAATTTAATTTTTCTGTCTGTCCATCTTTGCATACTACGACATGTATCTTTTCTGCATCTAATTTATCTGTCTCTATATCGAGAAATAATATCTTCAGCATTTCTCTCTGCTTCTTCTTCAGTTTCACCAGTCGCTATAATTGTCCACTTAAAAGGAAATTGAAAATATGAATTTTTCTTTTTGTGGTATGTCTTCCAGTTTTTCTTTTCCCATTTATCCAAGATAGACAAGTGTATCTCAGCCCATGTTCTATAAAGGCTGTCTATTCCTTTTCTTATTTCTACTTTGTCTATAAGATTCATCAAACTTGTCCTTCTTTTTTTTGTAATATTTACTTTTTAATAATCTATTCCACTTCCATTCTTTCTTACTCCTCTTAGGAAATGATAGGTTTTCTTCCGTATTCCTCATCGTCTATTTCCTTTTCTTTATTAGCCCAGATAAACTGTATACTACAACTACTAGTAACTTCCTGTAATAAGGTTGAATGATCTATGATAAGTTTATTTACTAAATTTATAAAAGGATCTGATACATTAATATTCTTTTTAGAGTTTAACATACTAACTAATCTTCTATATTCACTACTCGTTAAATTAAAATAAACAATAGGAGTATCCATAATACTTTAGTATCCTTCTAACTTGAAAATAACTTTTCATATTTTTCATGGCTTTGTTTAAGTTTATTCCACTGTGACATTCTTATTCGTGAACGAGTTACAAAAGTTTCAATAGGATCTCCTGGATGATACGATAAGTGTGCCCATTTGCGTCCTTCTTTAACATATACCTTTCTTATTCCTGATCCTATTCTTGATACTTCATTATTAAAATGAATTCTATAAGGTTTACCATACTTCTTTTGTTTAATCAAGTCCCATTCTTCATACTTTTTTCGTGTATCTTCTAAGTAATTTATCTTATGTATTTTCCTAGGTCTACCACGTTTCTTATATCTTTTAAGAAAGTCTGGTATAGCTAATAGATCATGCATGTTCTTCAAGATACTCTTCTAGTTCTTCTCTATCGTATCCCATTTCGATAAAGTTATTGATTAAAACATTAAAACTAATTTCACCATACTCATACATTTGGATATACCCATTAACTTTTCCTAACCATGTATCTAACTTATATTTTCTCCAATGTTCTTCAAACTGTATGATGTTATCCATGTTGTATTCCTTTTATTTAATACAATAGTATTACACACTAGTATAGTTCGTACTTCCCTTCACCCGCATCGGTACTATAGAAGGTTCGTTTGATGCCAACCTCCTGTATCAACTTGGCACAGACATCGCATGGCTTACTAAGAGCCAGAGTATTATTCTTTAGCACCCTTGCGATGTACAAGTCAAGTCCTTCACAGTTATCAACACCCGCTCTAATGATTGCGTGTTGTTCCGCATGAAGGTACGGCCACGCTGTTCTCTGATTCATAAGAGGGTGTGTTTTGTAGCTGTTAGTTCCAACTGACACGATACTATTCTTGTTAACCAGCACTGCACCTAGTCTAAATTTGCTTCTCATGCCAACCCCAGTGCCTGTCATTGCTACTGCATGAGCAGCAGTAATAAATTTTTTCTTCATTATAATTATTTAAATATACCCTTACGACACTGGGTAATAAGCATGAGAGCTAAAGGATCTAAAGATATCATCTTGTATGGATCTTCTACTCCATTCTGTGTTAAATATTTCATTTCAAGATTATATGCGTCTTTCTCGATATATCCATCACAAGGGTAACTTACATCATTAATATTCTGAATGTGATGCACGAGTTCGTGAATGAGTATACTTTTAAAAAGTAAAGTGTCTAGTTTTAAGTCATGTGGAAGATATATTGTATAATTTTCTGGTATGTATGCAGCCTGTATTATAAATACTGTATTCTCTTTGAGATCTTTTTTTGTAACTATAAAATGTATCTCTTCTTGAGATATAAATGTAATGACTGGTAAAGGATACTCATTAGGATTAGTAATTTCAAAAGATGAATTTTGACTAATCCAAATGAGAAGAGTTATTAATATTTCTTTCAATTTTCTTCCCTTCTCTACGATTGTAAGGTTTCCTGCCTTTCTTGCTAGGAACAATTCTTTTTCTGAATAACTTCCATTCTCTTATCTTGGAGTAAGGACTTTTTCTAGGTGGATTAGTCATTTCAAGTAACCTAACGTACAACATCCCTATCATATAATATCTCTTATGTTATTTTAGACATCCACAAATTGTCTGAACTACAGCCGTAGTTATTATGAATAGTATGTATAAAGACAAGCTTGTAACGATTATAGTTATTAATAAATAATCAAGTACCTGTATAAGTTTATTTATTTTCTTTTTCATTACATGCTTTACATTGCTGTCTTAATCCTTTATCAATCCAGGCTTTAGCACTTGATGCTTCATCAAACCTCTCTTTGCAGGTTTCACACAGCCATCCTTTCTTTTGTTGGGAAGCAGGAACATACTCTTGTGCTCCTGCTATCCCAGTCCCTTCATTGAGTTTCATGATGCCAAGATCGAAGCCACCTTCTATCAGTATCTGACCTAGAACTTAACCAATGAGAGACATCTTCATAGGTTGTCTCGTTGTGAAACTTTCTATAACTAGGATGACCACCACTTCCTGCATGGATAGTATCTAGCTTTCCTCGTCTAGCTGCACCATGCAAAACATTCAGAGAAATACCAGTTGATTCTACAATTTCCTTGAAGGTTACATATTCATTCATACTACTATATTCCTTATAGAGAAATAGGTTTATCAGTTAACTCTTTTAATACAATTAGATCCTCAGATACATGTGGAGAGGTAGAAGTATTGCACTTCGTACATCTATCATCTACTTGACAATCATACTCATCTACCCACTCGTGTTCACACTTGCTGCACTGATAGTAATTTCTAAATCTCATGTAATATCTCCTCTTTAAGATAGATTTTATTGATAACCTCATCGAATGCCCTAGAATCGTACCCTCCAACATTCCATCTCGTTATAGCTTCTACTTTTCCTTTGCCTGTATATGCTGCACCATTCTTCCAATTATAAATAGTGAACACTACATTGTCAACTTCATCTCTCTCTTCAACAAAATGCCACTCTACATCAGTCTTATTATCAAACCTAGTGTCAAATGGTGCTGTTCTTTTAACGTGTGGCTCTCCAAATATCTTAATCAGTTTATTATAAGAAATTTCTAGACTTCCTTGTAAGCTAGTGCCTGTTATATCTGTTATTGGTGTCATTATCTATTCCTTATTAAAATACACTCTATTGAATTAGGGTAGTCAGCTTCAGCTTGTTCCTTACTCTCATATTCCTCCTCACATATCCATTCACCAGTACCATTACACGACTCACATTGTACTTCAAGGATAGAATAGTCTTTACCTTCAGAATTATCTACTACTCTCTGAGAATAAATTGTACCACTACCTGCCTCACCACTTTCGTATTCTTTTGTGGTGGAACATTCTGGACAAGGTAAGATTATCTCAATGAGATACATCTGTTCATCTCCATGTATTGGTTTCATTTTTTTCTAGTCTTTCTCTAAATCTATAATTCGATTGGTTAGCCACCTCATTATAATTTTATATTCTATATCATCCTTATCTGTTCTACATAACTCAAGTATTTCTATCTCTTGTTTCAATACAGAGATCTTATTAAATACAGTACTATGCATTAGTTTCTACGACACTGTATATTTCCCAATCCCCACTCTGAGGAATTTCGGTAAAATAACTACCATCCGTATTACGTGCTATCTTTTCAGCTTCCTCAAGGTTTTTTGCTTTGATTTCTATTGTCAGTCCTGTGGTCATTCTAGCTACTACTTTATAGTTTTTCATCTCTTTACTCCTTCATCTCTTCAATGTCCTCAAGAGTCCAGTCACTCTCCCAGCATTCTTCAGGTTCACGCTGCCATTGTGGATCAGGCCCAACATCTCCTCTAGCTATCGCCCACGCTTGCTCTTCATCTTCAGCGTCAATAAAAGCAAACATAGGCATATCTTGTGTCGCAGTAACTCTAAATCTTGGCATGTCTACTCTCTTTCCAAAAACTTTCTAATTGTTTGTTGCAAATCTTCCAATGAGCTTCCTTCCTTCAATGTCAACCATTCATCACGATTAGTCAACCAAGAAATACTATCCTCTAAGTCTCTGAGTAGTGAAATAGCTTCAAGGTATCTGTCTTCTACGACTATCTGTCGTTCCCAATCTCTTGACATCTTGTATTCTCCTCTAAATGGCGACCCCAACAGGACTCGAACCTGCGACCTGCGGATTAGAAATCCGCTGCTCTAATCCAACTGAGCTACGGGGCCAATAGGCATCATTACTTTCTCATAATCAAATTTCGTTTTGAACGTATCTTTGATGTGGATTAAGTCATCATCAAAACCAAGCACATCTCCATTATAGGTATAAGCTGTTTTAGGTATGGTAGTTATACCACATGCGAAAGAGTATCCCTTATCTGTTACACGCCACCATCCAGAATGTTTACTGCCACTGTCATCTGATGTCTGACGTTCGCACAAGCCCCACCATCTAGTTGTAGGTAGCTGATTGCTACGAACAATTTCTCTTGGGGCCATATTAGGTACGTCACACCAATCGTTCTGTTTTGCAAGCCACATTAAAGATCGTGCCATCGTGTTATTAAAATGACGAGGATAAATTTTTCCCCATCTATCACAACATGGGCAATGACCACCATCTTCTCTTATGGTTTGTTTCCATTTAACTCGTGCTTCTGCTAATGTTTTAGTCATTATACTTATATTTTCTCCTATAAAATAAAAGCAAAGGCGATGAGGATTAACCCCATCGCCCATGCAAAGCCTAATAGGAAGTCATGCATATCTATGCTGCCAACCTCACAAACTCTTCGTTCTCTACCCAATTTGCTACCTCAAACTCACGCTTGAGCATAGTCTGTGCTGTATGATCACTGGCAGTCTTACGAATAGCAAAGCCATTATCCGTATGACTACTGTAGTTCGTAAAGGCAGAGTATAAAGCCCAGAGATTAGAACCCCTAGTTGTGGCCTCTTGCTCATAGATATTGATCAACTTCATCTTGCTTCGCTTTGCTACAGGTAGAGCTTCTACTACAGTTTGGGCATTCTGGAATGTGATATCCCTGTTAGCCCATGCTTGATACTTTCTTACTGTAAGATGAAACTCCTCTACCGACTTCTCAATCTCATAGATGAATTGTCTCATATCAAAGTTCTTTGTATTCTTCTTTCGTACTACATCATACTGACCTGTAATCATACCATTACTACAGAAGAAATCTATCGCACCAAACAGAGCATTGTTACTAGCACTCCCATCAACAGAATGCCATGACACATTTCTAAGACTTACTTCTGTCTTATGTTTTCTATTTTCGATAGGGAACCTGACATTAGGAAAAGTAATATCTTGTAAAGCCCAAGCTCCACCTCTAGATACTTGATACTTTGTAGAAGCATTTTCTAAATGTCCAAAAGGAAACTTCCTTGCTAACATTTTTTGTTGTTGAAGAAAGAAATTCTTATGAGTATTAAGAGGATAGCTATCTCCCACAATACCCAGTCCTGTTATAATTTCTCCTTCCTCATCTACTTTGTAGATACCTTTCTTATTTCTAAAATGTTCCAATATTTCTTCTTTCATCTCAAAGTCTACTACTGATCCTTTTAATCCAAAATCAATAGCCTGATTGTTGTCAAAGTTTACTACGTTCATCTTAGTTCTCCTTCTCTCCATGATCTTTCATTAGTATCTCTAATTCATAAGGATTAGAACATTCACAATAGTAATATATCATCTCTTCATAAGCAAACTCTTTAAGGTCTGTTGACGTACACTTATCAACATAATTTTTAACAACTTTTTCTATTTGTTCATCTGTATAGATAGGTGAATCTGCATCACTCATCTTAGCTCTCCTTATCTATTGAGATATTACAAAGTCTCTATCGTGTTTCTGCAACCACCTCCATTCACCAGTTTTTAATGATTTAATAGGTGTTTCATGCCTGTTATAATTATATATACTTATAATACCTACATCTTCTAAAGACAATACCTTCCACATTTCACCGTGTTCACGAATACGATTACGTCCACGACCTGTAATACCTTTTAATAATATTACATCACCTACTACAAACATTCTACTCTCCTTACTAAGCGTACTTAGCACCATTGCCATGCGCTACTATAGCGATAGACTTGGCCGCTATCATCGATCCTGCACATAATCCACAGTTATCACAACTCGTTCGATAGTTTGCTTCCTTACTAGCAGGGCATACGATCTCTTTGCCCTTAACTAATTCGTTGAGATCCTTTATCACTCTGAAGGTGCGCTGTTTCTTAGCCCATGCTTGCTCTGCCTCTTGCAGAGTATCCGCAGATACCATCACTATACTCTCATCGAATGAACTTGTGGATATGTTTTGTTGATGACTGTACCCAGTATGACCACTAGCTTTGGACAGCAAACTTTCCCACACATAAGCAGGTACAGCGGCAGGATCACCATAGGAACCTAGCCGTACCTTACGACTCTCACCTAGTGCAGCGATAGCATCATGCCCCTTAGCGTGAGCATACTTACCCTTCTGGTATGTCTTCCAGATATTCAATGGTGCTTGATATATCTTGACATAACATGTTCGCTCTTTGGCGAGTGCTTTGTCTGGATCATCATGGGCAATGCCACGATGTTTACAGCCACCACATATTCCGTAGTCCACTCCCGACTTATTGGCTACTCGTGGGTCCATGCCCTTCAATAATATCCATGTCTGTAACATGTCTCCCGTCTTAGGATTATTGGACGATGTTTTGTGGCCTGTTACCACTACAACTATAGGTTGTCCATCCAATAAAGATGGTCCTTCAAATATGATCATGAGAAACTATCCAATTTTCACTACGGCCCAATCGCCACAATCGTGGCACTTGATTTTTGTGTGGCAGTTAGTATCTTTGCCACCCTTTGTGAGATAAGTTTTGTTTGTATAACGATACATCCAGCACTTCGCACACAGATATATGATGCTGCTAGTCATTGTGCGCCTCTCGCTTCTGTTTCTCCTCCAAACGGACGATCTTGTCCCTCAACTTGAGCCTGATCTTCAGCACCTTGATCGTTGCCTCCAGCACCTTGATCGTCACCCTGAGTTCTTTGATCTTGTTCACCAGTTCTTCTTCACGAACACTAGACACCATGTCTTTCCTTCCTTCCTTAACTAGGCACATTGCCTAGCTTATGGGTACACTGTAGATTCACTCTCCTGATAGTGAAAGGCAATGTTTATGTATTTTACTACGTCTCTCACTGGGACATAGCCAATAACATTATCGTGCTTGTTCCCCCATACCTGCTTAGTTCGCCAATCAAGGTCGTCGTCGTCATCGACCTCCTTCTCAATGTAACACGCAATCTCTACTGAGATAGGTGTACCATCCTTTCTTCTTTTGGCATAAGCACCCTCATGCCACACAACACTTACTGTTAGACCATTGGGAAGATTAGTACGAAAACTTTGAAGTTCTAAAGGCCAGTTATTATCCATCGTCTTTCCTTTCCTATGGTAAACGAGGAATACCTATATTCATGTATTTGATGCGTTCCCTTTCCACCTTGCATAGTTCTTCAGTCAGTTTTTGTAACTTCTTTGTGGCTGCCAAGATTTCTTTCCGTATATCGATTTCCTTTATCAGTAGAATATTCAATTCAGAATTGATACTCGCCATGGCGTCATCATCAAGCATACCCTCAATGATATGATATTCCTCAGCAAGCCACTTTGCGATGCTGTCACCCTGAGTGTTCTTCTTCGCCATCGTCTTTCCTTTCTAGCTTAGATGATTTTCCACATTCTGGGGTCTAAGCTTTAAGCAATTCCGCCGCTCTGTTCAGTTCTTCAACGTCAGCGGCATCCAACCTCACACAAAAATCTCCCTTAGACATGAACGCTATATCTTTAGCTTCGTTTTCAGTCATATGATAGTGTGTCGTCAAGTACACTACCATATGACGGCCCGTCAATTCCTTTGTGAACTTCGATCCTTCAACCTCAAGTATTGCCATCGTCTTTCCCTTCTATCTTATGGACACACTGTATCCACTTCCGATTCACTCACTACGAATCCTCCCCGCCTGGTACGATTGAAACACATCTTAGAACCACCGCTTGTAATTTTTCAGTCAGTTCCCAAAGGGTTGTCAGTTGGTCGTGTAAATCGTAAGCCCCGCTTTCGTTGTCTCTGTCCAAGGCGTCTAATACTATAACCTTAGCTTTTACAGAACTAGTTAGAGCTTCAAGACTTGATAGAACCTCTAGTTTCATTTCGTTGTTGGTAAAATTCGTTAGCTTTGCTTCGAGGTCTTCCACTTATCTTCCTTCCTTCCTTACTAGGCACCATTGCCTACTTCACAGATTTTATCTTTCCTCTTTCCATAGTAACTTGAGCAAAGAATTCCCGACCTCCGCCTTGTAGGTGTGGCCGTCTAGCCACATAGACCACACCATCGTCTTTGTATTCTGCCCCGAACATAGATGTCTCGGAGAACTTGAGCGGCTTCCCGATTGAAGCTGCCAAGTCTTTCTTTGTAGGATAATGTGCGAGCATCATGATTTTCCTTCCTTCCTTACTTCGTTGGGAATAGTACGGGCGGCTTCCTTACTTTTCCAGGATTTATGATAATCTTAAATCCCTTAACAGTTTTATAACAAACGCCGGAGCCGTTCGCTCTGTCGTCAATGTTCGTTGATGGCCTTGGCTTATAGAGCAAGTCGTACTCATGGAGTGGTATTGAATAGTGTGTTGTTTTCGCCATTATTTTCCTTGCTTCCCTAATAAAATTTTGAACTTGAACACGATACAAACAAAAGGCCGCTGATGGCTGTTAACCATCAGCGACCTAATGTTATCTACTTGTCGTAGGTGATACTGAACTGTGCGGGAGAAAGCGCAACCTGTAGTTGGTTCACACTTTCTTTGTCCATCGTCTTGGCCTTGATTTTCACAATCTCAGCGTCGACCTTAGCCTTGTCGTCGGTCGACATTGAATTGTAAATGGCGACCTGTTTGGCGATGGCCCTAATTTTCGAGGCTTCCGATTTCGGCATGATCAGGTTGGCCAGAGCGCCGTAGCTCTTTATCGGCTTTCCATCCACTCCCATTATTTTCGGAAGATATGCGAGCTTCTCGTCAACCGTTTCAGCCTCACCGAAATCAAGCTTAGCCAGCTTGATGGTTCCCTCGTTGCCGGGGTTGGTGAACCTAGCGGTCCACTTGGATGTAGTTTCGTTGCAAGCTT